AAGCGGTGGTACTGGTGCAAACACCCTGACTGGTTACGTCAAGGGTACTGGTACAACCCCAATGACCGCCAGCGCTACGATTCCTAGCACAGACATTACTGGCTTGGGAACAATGTCTACGCAAAATGCCTCTGCTGTTGCAATCACAGGCGGCACAGCCTCTGGTTTGACAATCACTGGTAGCACAATCAACAGCTCGGTAATTGGTGCAACAACTGCGGCGGCTGGAACGTTTACCAATGTGGCAATGACCACTGGAACGATCACCACCGCACCAACAACTGGCAATGACATTGTCAACAAAGACTATGCTGACGCTATTGCGTCTGGTATTAACTTTCACCAGTCTTGTCGTTTAGCAACGACTACTGCACTAGCGGCTAACACGTACAACAACGGAGCTTCTGGTGTTGGTGCTACGTTAACCGCAAATGCAAACGGTGCTTTGAGCGTTGATAGCGTAGCTGTTGTTGTTGGCAATCGTATCTTGGTGAAGAACGAAGTTACGCAAGCTAACAATGGTGTGTACACGGTTACGCAGACTGGTTCTGCTGGTGCTCCGTACATCCTTACTCGTGCTTCAGACTTTGATACCGCAGGTGCAGGCGTAGATAAGATTGATGCTGGTGACTTCTTCCTGATCACCGCAGGTGCAACATTAGCTAATACGTCTTGGGTTCAACAGACTCCGCTACCTATAACTGTTGGCACAACAGCTATCGTCTTTGCTCAGTTTGGCGCACCTTTGACGTACACCGCTGGTACAGGTCTAACTGAGTCGCCTGCCTATACGTTTAACATTGCCAACACTGGCGTGACTGCGGCAACTTACGGCTCTGCCTCACAAGTTCCAGTTTTGGCTGTAAATGCGCAAGGTCAACTGACCACGGTCACCAACACAGCGATTGCGATTGCGGCAGGTGCTGTATCAGGTCTTGCGGCTTCTGCAACGACTGACACTACCAATGCATCTAATATCAGCTCTGGAACGCTTCCTACAGGTCGTATAAGCGGTTCTTACACTGGTATTACTGGTGTGGGTACGTTGACTGCTGGAACATGGAACGGCTCAACAATCGGCATCGGTTATGGCGGTACAGGCTTAACAGCTACACCCACCAATGGTCAGTTGGCTATCGGTAACGGATCTGGCTACACCTTAGCTAATTTGACCGCTGGAACAAACGTCAGCATCTCCAACACGTCTGGTGGCATCACGATCTCAGCGACCCCTTCTGCTGGCGGTACAGTGACCAGCGTGGACATGAGTGTTCCTTCGTTCTTGTCTGTGTCTGGAAACCCAATTACTGTAAGTGGCACATTGGCTGTCACTTATTCAGGAACTCCACTTCCAGTTGCTAACGGCGGTACAGGAGCTACGACACTGTCTGGTTACTTATTTGGTAATGGCACATCAGCAGTCACTGCGTCCACCACCATCCCCAACACGGCGATCACTGGACTCGGGACAATGTCAACACAAAATGCTGGTGCAGTAGCTATTACTGGTGGGACAATTGACGGCACGACAATCGGTGCAACAACAGCATCAACTGGTAATTTTACGACTGTGACTGCCACAACTGGCATCTTCGGAGGAACCTTCTAATGGCGGCTTCAGGCTTCACCCCAATATCGCTGTACTACAGCACGACGGCTTCTGCCGTTCCTACGTCTGGTAACTTAGCCAACGGAGAGCTTGCGCTCAACATCGCTGACATGAAGCTGTATGCAAAGAACAGCGCAGGTGCTGTTACGTTGTTAGCTTCTTCGGGCGGTGCAACAGGTACAGTTTCTAGCGTTGCGGCTACGGTTCCAGCGTTTCTGTCGATCACAGGTTCACCCATCACAACAAGCGGAACCTTGGCAATCTCTTTATCTGGTTCTGCCCTGCCTACAACTAGCGGTGGTACAGGTCTAACATCATTTAATGCGAATGGTGTCGTTTATGCCTCATCATCAAGCGTATTGGCTACTAGCTCTGCGTTTACTTTTGATGGTTCTACGCTTTCGCTTACGGGCGTACAGACAATTACAAATTCAAGTGGTTCTACCTTAACTTTAAATAGAACCGGAAATCCCGGCAGTTTGCAATTAAATTATGACGGCACACAAACTGGACAAATACAAGCGGTTAGTGGCGGTGGTCTAGTATTTTACCAAGGCTCATCCCCAACAGAAGGTATGCGCCTAACTTCGACAGGTCTGGGTGTTGGGACAAACTCGCCTGTAGCAGAACTTGAAGTATTTAATCCTGCGGTCAATACTGCATTTGTTCCAAACACTTTATCAACATGGCGTGTTGCACAGATTAGAAACGACCAAACTGGTACAAGTGGCTCAGCCGCTGGTCTTGCTTTTGTTGGAACTTCAAGTACCCAACCTGCTGGTATTGTTGCTATAAACTCAAATACCACTGGTGGAATTGTAAGTTTAGGATTTCTGACGGTTGATAGCAATACGGTTCAAGAAAGTTTTCGTTTTGGCCCAGTTGGTCAGTTTGGCATCGGTGGCGCTAACTACGGTTTAGCGGGTCAAGTACTGACATCTGGCGGCGCAAGTGCGGCACCTACTTGGGCGTCAGCAGGCGGTGGTAGCGGCTTCACAGCTAAAACAACAAACTACACAGCCGCATCTGGCGATAACATCTTGGCTAACACAAGCTCAGGATCATGGACATTGACGCTACCTGCCTCACCCTCAACTGGTAACGCAGTGCAGGTGATGGACAGCATTGGAACTTTTGGTACGTACCCACTAACAGTTGCTCGTAACGGATCGACTATCATGAGTGCGGCAGAAGACATGACCATGGCAGTCAATGGCGCGGCAACAACTTTCGTTTATAACGGTTCTACTTGGAGAGTAATCTAATGAGCAATTTAAGCAACTTCCAACCTCTGGCACAGCGGTACAACGCTGTTCGACCATTCTTTGCAAGCGGTACGTTCACTCCGCCTCCCGGCATCACCGAGGTCATGGTGCTCGTTTGGGGCGGGGGTGGTGGCGGTGGTTCTAACATTAGCGCAGGTAATTCCTCTGGCGGCGGCGGTGGCGGGTTTGCTATGGGAATTATCAATGTGACTCCCGGCACTGGTTACTCAGTCACCATCGGTGCTGGCGGCGTAGGTAATTACGCCCAAAACTCTATTAGAACCGCTACAGCAGGTGGCACTTCATCTTTTAGTACTTTCCTAACCGCTACTGGTGGGGGTCTTGGCCCTGCAGGAGCCACAGGTGGTGCTGGCGGTACTGGTAGTTCATCGGGCTCGGCTTGGTCTGTTACTTACAGCGGCGGTAGAGGTGGGGATTTATCTACAGGCGGTGGCTCACAATGTCGCGGCGGTGGTGGTGGCGGTTCGGGTTCACCTTACGGACAAGGTGGCAGGGGTGGTTTTTGCACTACCTCTGGCATCAACGAAGTCCGAGGTACAGGGGGTGGTGGATGGGTAGGAAATGGTGGCGGCTCAAATTACTTTGGTGGCATCCCCGGAGTTTCTAGTATTGCTAGTTCCTCACAAGGCACTGGTGGTGGTGGACTATTTGATGCTATGGATTCTCATAATTCAGGTGGTGGGGGCTCCCACGGGTATGGTCAGTACCCAGTTAACACCAGCAATATTAACTATAACTGGTCAAATAGGAGTAATAACGAAGGCAATAGCGGGTTTAAGGGTGGTGGTGGTGATTATTACGGCTTTTATGGTCAGGGCAATGGCTCTTCTTATTCGAGTTATGCGGCGCAAAGTCAAGGTTTTGTTCCTGAATCATATTTTGATATTGTAAATTGCACCCTTAAAGGCGTAGGAGGCTACGGAATGGCATTAGCTATTAACGCTAATTTCGCTGTTGCTGGTAATGGTGGCCCCGGCAGTGGTGGTGGTGGTGCGAGCGCTTACGCGGCTAATATGATGGCTTATGGTGGAGCTGGTGGAACTGGCGGTGGCGGCGGTGGCGTTTACGCAAATCAAACTGACGTATTTCTGCTTGGTGGTTCTGGCGGACTTGGGGGTGGAGGTGGCGGTTGCTACGGAAACAACACTGGCGGCAATAGTTATTGTCAGGGCGGTAAGGGTGGCCCAGCAGGTGGTGGTGGTGGTGGGGTATCAAATGGGTATTCAACCAACACCCAAGTAGTAGGCGGCAATGGTGGTGATGGTTGTGTAATGGTTTTTTGGAAAGGTTAATTATGAAATACGCATGGATTGAAGAAAATACGGTTCGCGACATCAGCCCCGGACACCCTGACCAGCACTACACACCAGAGATTGCGGCGTTTTACAACACGCAAGTAGGTGATGACATCCAAAGGGGCGCAACGCTTGTTAGCGGTACATGGACTAATCCGCCTGTTGTGCATATTGAGCCAGCGGAAAGACCTGTACTTCCAAGACTTTGGACAGCGAACGATTTGCGCTCCGCTATGACTTTGCTTGAGCGCGTGAAGTGGGACAATGATGAGTCAAGCATTATCAAAACCGCAAAGATTGAAACAGCAAGTGCTCAAACCCTTGAGATGATTGGCCCTGTCTTGCAGATGCTCGTTGACTCTGGCGCTATCACACAATCAACAATGGATAAGGTGTTGGCATGATCTTGCAACTTCCAATTGAAACCGCTAATCAACTTCTCGGTTATTTGGGTACGCGCCCTTACCAAGAAGTCTTTCAACTGATCCAAGCTATTCAAGACGCCGCAAAGCCTCCAGAGCCAAAGGTTGAAGATGGAACAACTGGAGACTAAGCTTGCCGTGCATGAAGCTATCTGCTCGGAGCGCTACAACAGCATAGATCGCTCCTTGCGTGATGGGGACAAGCGCATGACGAAGATTGAGTACCTTTTGTATGGGGTGATCGTCTGTGTGTTGTTCGGCCCCGGCGTCGCGGGGGAGCTCGTCAAAAAGATTTTGGGGTTTTAGCCATGCGGGACTGGGCTGAAGCATTTATTGTTGCGGCCTTTATCGCCATCTTAATTGTGTGGGGGACGTTCACCCTTGTGTGGATTTGGGGATGACATGGAACTTGAGTATTACACCAAGATTATTGGCGCAGTAACTGCCTCAACTGCCATGATTGGTGGTGGTTATACGCTCGCCGACAAGTTTGGTGTGTTCCATAAAGACATTCTTAAGTGGGCACCAGAGCACTTTCAAATATCTGATGCGCCTGCAAACGGGGAATTCAAGGTTGTAGTGGCTCGTCAGAAGATTAGGGATAACTGCGAAGTTACGTCATTCAAGCTAGAGGTGCGGGATTCTGAGTTGGTGGTGCACCCAGCCAAGCCTAGCATTGCAACGTTTTCTGGGCCAGCCAGCGACACAGTGGATAAGTTTGGGTATAAGTTCAAGCTTGATACTACTTCCCAAGTGACCCCCGGCGTTGCTACTTTGATGGCTCACATTAAATACAAGTGCCCCGAGGGTGAAGTCATTGTGAACTACCCGTCGCACAAGAATCTAATGTTTACGATTAAGGAATCAAATGTTTGATGTTTTATCTGGGGGCTTACTAGGCTCTATCTTTGGCGGCTTGTTCCGCATGGCTCCTGAAGTCCTGAAGTTCTTTGACAAGAAGAACGAACGCTTGCATGAGCTTAATATGTTTTCTCGGCAGTGCGACTTAGAACAACTGCGCGGTCAGATGCGTTTGGCTGAGATTGGCGCTCAACGGGAAGCCGCCATAGACGTAGGCGTAATGGATGCGTTTAACAATGCCATAGAACAGCAAGCCACAATGGTCAAAGCCGCAGGCGGTTGGGTTGCCTCTTTAAGCGCCAGCGTCAGGCCGGTGGTCACATATTGGGTGTTGTTTGTCTGGAGCTTCATTCACGTATGGTTTGCATGGAACGCATGGCTTGCTGGTGCGCCAGCAGTAGAAGTGTTTAAGACCATGATGACGGCTGACTTTTCAGCACTGTTATCTGGAACGATTAACTATTGGTTCCTTGATAGAACTCTCAAGCAACGTGGGTTATGAACTTAGAACTAGCCGCAGAGATGTGCAGACGGTTTGAGGGTTACAAAGCTAAACCGTACTTATGTCCAGCCAATGTGGCTACGATTGGGTACGGTTCTACCTACTACGCTGATGGGCGCAAGGTTACCCTTGAGGACGCTCCAATGGACGAGCCAACGGCTAGGGCGCTTTTGATGGTGGAGCTGGAGCACACCTACCTCCCCGGAGTCCTGCGGAACTGCCCTATCTTGGCTACCGACGAACGCAAGCTAAACGCAATTGTTGACTTCTGCTACAACCTTGGTGTAGGCAGGCTTCAAACCTCCACCCTTAAACGTAAAATTAACGCTCAGGACTGGGAAGGCGCTAAAGAACAGCTCATGCTCTGGAATAAAGGCGGCGGTAAAGTTTTGGCTGGCTTGACAAAACGGCGAACTGCTGAGTGCGCCTTGTTTTAATTGAAAAGGCAGATTAAAATGCCACAACGAATTTAAGAGGTGAACGCATGGCGACTGCAAGTGTTATGACCTATGACAGCTTGGTCGAAAACATCCAGTCTTATCTGGAGCGTACTGACACCGCCACGCTGGACAAGATACCCCTGTTTATTATGCTTGCTGAGCAGGTTATAGCCTCTCAGATTAAGTTCTTGGGTAACCTTACCGTCAACACCAGCAACATGGTGGTTGGGACTTCTACGATTGCCAAACCAGCTCGTTGGCACAAAACGGTGTCAATGAACATCACAGTTGGTGGATCGCGCCAGCCAGTCCTAAATCGTCGGTATGAGTATCTGCGGGAGTACTGGCCTTCCCCCACAGCGACGGGCACCCCTGTCTACTACGCTGACTACGACTACTCCAATTGGCTTATAGCTCCTACGCCTGACGTAGCCTATGCGTTTGAGGTCTTGTACTACGAGCGTGTTCAACCTTTGGACAGCTCTAACCAGACCAATTGGTTCACCATCTACGCCCCACAGGCGTTACTTTACGGTTCCTTGCTTCAGGCTATGCCGTTCCTCAAAAATGACGAGCGCATCCCTATGTGGCAGGGTCAATACAAACTGATCATGGACACGCTTATGGCTGAGGATAAGTTGCGTCTTGCTGATCGCCAAGCGATTGCGAATGACTCATGAGTTACGTAA